CGGCAGGAATCCGCAAAGCTTAAATATTGGTGGCTGCAAAGCAGCCGCCTAAAAATGTCAAGGTACTCGCTATTTTGCGTTTACTTTTAAATATAACTTTGGTAAATTTTATCATTGTTTCTCTTGCGGATATGGATATTTTTGGAATCTTAAAGTAGATGGTATCGGTGTAGTTGCAAGTAATAATATTCAAAAATTTGCTATAACATACATGGATAAAGTTTTTGAGTTAAGTAAAGAATTTACATTTAAAATTCCTAATGAATCCAATCATACTCAAAATACCTTACAAGGGAAAACATTCGTTATTACAGGATCATTGGAGAAATACAGTAATAGAGATGAACTAAAATCTGTTATTGAATCTTATGGTGGAAAAGTGTCTGGTTCTGTATCTGCTAAGACATTTGCTCTTATTAACAACGATATTGAATCTTCTTCTAGCAAGAATAAGAAAGCAAAATCATTAGGTGTACAAATTATCAATGAAGAACAGTTTATGCAGCTAATTGGAGAATGAATATTAAGAAAGGATTTTATATGATTGAATTTAAAGTGTGTATTAAAAGCACAGATGATGCAAATAAATTTGTGCAAAAGAATAGTAGATTTAAAGATTATGATGGAGATTATATTTTCGGGCGGTATGTTATTGATTTTTGTAGTATTCTCGGAGTTCTTAGTGTAGGTATTGGCAAACCATGCAGAGTTATTTATCATTGCGATAATATAGAATTATGTAATAAATATAAAGAAGCAATAAAAGAATGGATTGTGGAGGAATAATGTATGACAAGAGCAGATTTATTACTTGTGAATGATATTCGTAACATTCTTGCAAATGGAACAAAAGACGAAAATCCTCGTCCTAAATATGAAGATGGCACACCAGCTTATACATATTTTGTGAATCATGTTGTGAGAACTTACAATCTTCAAACTGAATTTCCAATTTGTACATTACGTCCTATTGCGTGGAAAAGTGCGATTAGAGAAATTTTTACCATTTATCAAAAGCCTACAAATGTAATTTCTGAGATGGAAGATATGGGTGTAAGATGGTGGAACGACTGGAATATTGGTGACGGAACAATTGGTCATAGATACGGATATACAGTAAAAAAATATGATCTAATTAATAATCTAATTAATGATATTAAAACTAATCCATACGGAAGAAGAAAAATCATATCGCTATGGCAAGAAAATGATCTGAGAGAAACTGACGGACTTGCGCCATGTGCATTCCTTACTATTTGGAATGTAAGGGGTGAATATCTTGATATGTGTCTTATTCAGAGAAGTGGAGATATGATTACTGCTAGTGGAGCAGGTGGTGTTAATGAAGTACAATACGCTTGTTTACATATGATGATTGCAAAAGCAACAGGATATAAAGCAGGTAAATTTACACACTTCGTAGCGAATGAGCAGATTTATGATCGTCACATTGATGCTGCGAATGAACTTATTAATAGAGCGAATGCACAAAAACTAGATTTATCTACATCTAATGGACATTATGATTATGAATTTGAACCAGTCAAAATGAATTTTAATCCTAAGTCTAATAATTTCTATGATTTCTCAATCGAAGATTTTTCCCTTGAAAATTATAATCCAATTAAACCACAACTTAAACTTGAATTGGGAGTATAAATATGATTGGAACTATTGAATCACCATCAAAAATAAAAAATGGAACTTTATTAAAACTCGGAAGTAATAAATACGTATTAACAATTAAAGTAGACAAACATTTAAATTGGTTTCAGAAAAGAATGTATAAAATTTGTTTCGGAATAATTGCAACCGATTATACAGAAGAATAGGAGGGTGATTATTATACATACAGTATATTGTGTATTGGGAAGAACATCTTCGGGTAAATCAACCATTACCCAAAAAGCAGCGAATAATCTGAACATGAAAGTATTAAAATCGTATACTACTCGACAAAGAAGAGAGAACGAAACAGATGAGAATTGCGATCATATATTTATCTCTTCCAATGAAGTAGAAAAATATCGTAATGATATGATTGCTTATACGGAACGTGTAAATTATTGCAGCTTTGCAACGAAACAACAAATCTTAGATAATGATTTCTACATTATCAATCCCACTGGATATTATGAATTAAAACTTAAAACAAAAGGAATGGATGTTCATTTAGTTACTATTATGGTTAATGTTCCATTCAGTGAGCTGCGAAAAAGAGCAAAGAAACGTGGAGATTTTTCTACATGGGAAGCTAATTATAAAAAAGAAAGTGAAGAATTTACAATATTTGAAAAGTCTAATCTGATTGATTATTTTGTGTTAAACGATGGGAATATCGAAGAATCAATTAAAAAAATGGAGAATATTATCAAAAAGGATAAATCTAAACGAGGTGTCACAACAGATGAGAACTGATATTAAAACTCTTTATATTGATTTTGATGGAACATTGGTTAATACAATTGAATCTATTGTTGGTTTATATAATGAGGATTTTAAGTATTATAAAAATTTTAATTATATAAGATGGTGGGATATTGATACTTGGGGGTTTGAAGAATGTAATTGTGCGCCACCTGGATATATTGATTTATATTTCAATCAGCCTAGATTCTTTGAAAAATTGAAATTTATGCAATGGGCGCAATGGGCGGTTAAGAAATTATCTCAATATTGCACTATCAAGATTGTTTCTCATGGATATTCACCAAATCTTAAACAGAAAGAATCATATATTAAAGAATGGTTTCCATTTGCAGAATTTATTGGTGTAAATCTTAAAGAATACTCTGACAAAGCACATATAGATATGAGTGATGGATTATTTATTGACGATAGTGCAAAAAATCTTATTACATCAAACGCAAAAGAAAATATTTGCTTTGGGGAGATATATAGTTGGAATAAAGAATGGACAGGTAAAAGAATGAATAATTGGTACGAAATTCAACAATATTTGTTAGAAGAAAGGATGGAAATTTGAAGAAGTGATTATAAGTAGCGGAGAACTAATTAGAGAGCTACGGAGAGAAATGGATGATTTTATCACCGTAGAAATTGAGGGGAAAGAATATGTAATAGATATGATTACACGAAGAAAGAATTACACCGAAGCGGCAACGTCACATCTATGTTTAAAGTGTCGTAATGGTGGAACAGGAGAGATAAGAAGATGAAAGATAGAGAAATTTTAGGTGTAAATGCTGATACTATTCAAACAACACATATTTTTTCTGATGATGAAAGAAAAATTCTTATTGAATTAATTTGTGAAAAGCAAACACAAAAGATCATTAAAGATCCAATGTGTTATACGTTACGTAAATATCAGCTTTTGGAGAAGCTAAAAGTGAAAATCAAAGACATGTGAGGTGGTGCTATATGAGTGTGGCAATTGCTGTAATTGCGTTATTTGTTATCATATGCGTACTTGTAGTTGCATATGTGTGTCTGTGTCTTATGACTTCAAGTAAAGATGCAGATGAAGTTGAAAGAAGATTATTTAATGAAAAATTTAATAAGGATAAAGGAGATAAGGAATGACAGTACAAGAATGGTTAGGAAAAGAGAATAAATTAGGACAAGATATTTGGGAAAGAAAATATAGATGCGACAATGAATCTTTTGATGAATGGGTTGAACGAATTTCGGGTGGAAATCTAACTATTGCTCAACTAATTGTTGATAAAAAATTCTTATTTGGTGGTAGAATCCTTGCGAATAGAGGACTAGAGAATAAGGGACGAAAAATTAGTCTTAGTAATTGTTATGTTATTGAACCACCAGAAGATAATATTGAAAGTATTTTTGATTGTGCTAAAAAACTGGCTCGTACATATAGCTATGGTGGCGGTTGTGGCGTAGATATCAGTAAATTATCTCCTAGAGGTGCTAAAGTAAATAATGCAGCAAAAGAAACAACTGGTTCAGTATCATTTATGGATTTATATTCTATGGTTACTGGACTGATCGGACAATCTGGACGTAGAGGGGCTTTGATGCTCAGTTTATCTTGCGATCATCCAGATTTGGAAGAATTTATTGGAATTAAATCAGACCTTGATAGAGTTACCAAAGCAAATATCTCTATTAGAATTACAGATAAATTTATGGTTGCTGTAAAGAATAGAACTTCATTTACTCTATCGTTTACTAGACTAGAAACAGGAGAAACAATCACTAAAGAAGTAGATGCATATGAAATGTTCCATAAAATGTGTGAAATGAACTGGGATTATGCTGAACCTGGAATGCTTTTCTGGGATAGAATTAATAATTGGAATTTACTTAGTTGTGATGATGAATTTGAATATGCAGGAACAAATCCTTGTGCCGAAGAACCTCTTCCAGCGGGCGGATCGTGTTTGTTAGGTAGTATTAATTTGTCTGAATTTGTTTGTGATACTGGATTTGACTTTGATGATTTTAAATATTGTGTAAAAGAATCTGTTATCGCATTGAACGAAGTATTAGATGAAGGGCTACCGCTTCACCCGCTGAAAGAACAAAGAGAATCTGTATATGATTGGAGACAGATTGGACTTGGAATCTTTGGACTTGCTGATTTACTTATTAAATTAGGTATTAAATATGGAAGTCCAGAAGCGATTGATTTATGTGATATGATCGGACATATTATGTCAGATACAGCAATTAAAACATCAGCCTTACTAGCAAAAGATCATGGTGTGTACCCAAAGTACAAACCAGAAGCTATTGAACAATCTGCGTTTTATAGCAAAAATGCTTTAGGGGAAACAAAAGAATTAGTTTCTTCATTCGGTCTTAGAAATTCACAATTACTTACTATTGCACCAACTGGTAGCTTATCTACAATGCTTGGTGTATCTGGTGGCATTGAACCAATCTTTGCAAATTATTATACTCGTAAAACAGAATCTCTTAAAGGACATGATGAGTATTATAAAGTTTATACTCCTATTGTAAAGAAATATATTGATGAACATAATCTAAAAGATGATTCAGAGTTACCAGATTATTTCGTAACTGCTCAAACGCTGGATTACAAAAATAGAATTTATATGCAAAGTATTTGGCAATCTCATATTGATGCTTCTATTAGTTCTACAGTAAATGTCCCGAATGATTTTACTATTGAGCAGGTAGAAAGTCTGTATATGAGTGCGTGGGAATCTGGACTCAAAGGCGTGACTATTTTTAGAGATGGATGTAAAAGATCAGGTATTCTTACGACAACTTCAAGTGTATCAGATATTAATGATGATAAAGAAAAGAAAACTCTTCCAAGAGGATATATTGTCGTTGCAGATGATAACGTAATTGGATTAAAACGTAAAGTTATGTCTGGATGTGGAAGTTTACATATTGTAGCAATGTTTGATCCTATCACTGGCGAATTACTTGAAACCTACATTTCAAAAGGTTCTACAGGTGGATGTCAATCAAATTTAGCTGCTGTATCTCGTTTAATTTCTTTAAGCGCAAGAGCAGGAGTTGATGTATATACAATTGCAGATCAATTAAAAAGTTGTCCTGCTTGCCCTTCATATGTTGGAAGAACAATGACTAAACATGATACAAGCAAAGGAAAATGTTGTCCTGATGCTATTGCAAATGCACTAATTGATATGTATAAAGAAATGAAAAATAGCATTTTTAGTGACGATATTGAAATGTCTAATGTGAAATCAAAAGTAATTAAGAAAAATACAGAAGATAAAGAACAATCTGTTAACGTAAAAAATCCGTGTCCTGTATGCGGAGAAGAACTTACTTTTGAAGGTGGATGTAATGTTTGCAAAGCCTGTGGATGGAGCAAATGTGATTAATTAATATATAAAAATTGTGGGAGTCTTAACCGATTCCCACACCTTAAAGGAGAAAATAAACTATGGTTGAGCCAAAGAATTATCATATAAAATCCTTTGTGAGAGAAAGAGATTTTTTAGCAAATAACTTTAAAAGTTCATACGGTTATTACTTGTTAGACAAACCTCTTTATAAAGAAGAAATCATACTACATTTATCAGTAGATAAAGAAGATAATTTTGTATCTATCAACGTGAATTATGCTAACGGAACAGTATTTGCACCATTCTATAATCCAGATGATAGAGGTAATAACAATCTTTATAAAAAAGTAGTTAAAGCATATAACAAACTCATGAGCAATATGAAAGATATCTTTGAGGAAATTGAAGATGAAAACTATTGAAAACGGTAGCGTTGTTTATTATACGAGAGTGTTCCCGAATACAGGTACATATGATTTGTGCGAATTAAGAGTTAGAACAGTTATGGATAATTGGTTCTGTGGAGTAGACAAAAAAGATAAACGTGCTTATCTCATAAGCTTCGATGAGATTGATGAAAATGTTTTTGAGGATCGTAAAATTGCTCTCAAAAGGATTCATAATGCAGAACAAAAATATCCACAAATAAGTGGAGAAACATATTATGAGGAATATTAATTTATACACAAAGGAGATTACTAATATGGCAAAGAGAGTTGCAAAATTTGAGAAAATTACATACGGACAGTTTGAAAAAGATTGGATTGATACATTTAATGTACCAGAACTTGATACGGCAACTAAGAGAGAAATTGAAAGTATTTATGAAGCAATTAATCTTCCAACAAGAGCAACAAAATTTAGTGCAGGATATGACTTCGTAAGTCCTCTGACATTCACACTTAACCCTGGCGAAACTATTAAAATTCCAACTGGAATCCGTTGCGGAATGAATACAGATTGGGTACTTATGATCTATCCTAGAAGTGGACTTGGATTTAAATATCAAATCTGTCTAGCAAATACAATTGGTGTGGTGGACGCAGATTATTACTTTAGTAATAACGAAGGACATATCTTTGTTAAACTTGTCAATAGAGGTGATAAATCAGTGCATATTAATCTAGGTGATGCTTTTGCTCAAGGAATTTTTATGGAGTATGGAATCACGGAAGATGATCGTGTGGAAACCTTTCGTAATGGTGGATTTGGCAGTACGGATAAGAATAAATAAGAAGTCGTTGAAATTTTCACTTGCTAAAGTCGTGTAGTTCTATTATAATGTAGTCGATCGAGATTTTTACTATGTTATAGGGCAACACCAATTAGCTTGAAAATATTGCCCCAAATATAAAATAGATCTTGATTAATGCAAAGCATTGTCGGGATCTATTTTTTTGTTAATTGGATGAGAAGTTATATCAAAAAGTGGCATAATTTGCAAATATAAAGGCATTTTTGACATGATTTTTGCCATGAAATTGTGATTTCAACGTGTCATATAGTACAAAATTTCAAGGGAAAATCAAATAATATATAAAATGAGTGAAAATCTCTTAATATCTGTTTTAAAAGAAAAACACAAAATATGGGAAGCAACATTCTATTATATTAGAAGGATGAAATAGGGCAAAGAAATTAGCCTTATTTATTTTGCCCTATAATATAGAGTGTTTTTGGGAACGTTTTTGGGAAAATTGCTCCAAATGTTTTATAAAGGTTGATTTTAATAGGGTTACAGGCTTTTATGATTTCCCCCATTTCTACGTTTTTGGGAAAATAATTTATTTTTGGGAACGGTTTTGGGAAAATTTATTTGTTTTTGGGAAAATGAAAAGAGGTGTAAAATATGCGAAAACAAAAATATAAGGGACGATGCGAAAAGAGGATACTTTCAAAATCGGATGAAGTATGTAGATTTTACAGTGATTTGCAATCAAAATATGCAGATAAATTAGATTCCGATAACGGCATTAAACAGATCCATTGTAATGTATATTTATGTAATACTGAATATATGAGCGATTTTTTATGCACAAGAAAAAATGGAGATGTTTTTATACGGGAGTGTGTTGAAAGAAGGTTTCTCAATAAACCTATGACGATTAAAATGTTAGACATAAGCAGGAATTATTGGTTGAATCACGGAATAGAAGATTGGGGGATTGTAACAAATGTTGAAGAATGATTTACTAAAAAATGATGGTGAAATAATTAGAATTATTACAATCAAAAATAATCACGCTCTTGTGATTAATTGCATTAAACGCAACATGCCATATTGGATAAACATAGAATTGCTAGAATCATATATCCCATGTAATGATCAAGAATTACTTATCATAAGTCATAAAACTTTATATAATATTGATGAGTTAGATGCAAGATCCCAAAGCATTATTTATTTTAGATACGGCATTATAGAACCTTTAATTTAT